TAAACTGATGATTGGGGTTTACCCTGATTTAATACACACAGACCCCCCATATGGCATGAACGCTGTAAGTAAATCATCGGTATTGAAGGCAAATTACGGTACAGACATTATGGGTGACGATAACCCTGATGTAGCCAAAGATGCGTTTAATTTGATATATGGCCTATATCCCGAAGCTAAACAGATATGGTGGGGCGCAAATTATTACTGTTCCGTATTGCCTGATAGCGAATGTTGGCTGGTATGGGATAAAAATAATGGTCAATCAGATCAAACTGATTGCGAGCTGGCATGGGCAAACTTTAGAAGCGTTGTGCGTCAATTTACACAAGCATCAGAAAAGAAAAACCGAGTACATCCAACCCAAAAGCCTGTATCTTTGATGGAATGGATTATTAAACGATTTAATCTGTCATCCAAGACCATTGCTGATTATTTTGGTGGCTCAGGATCAACCCTGATCGCAGCCGAAAAGAATGGGCTGCAAGCATTTATCATGGAGTTTGATCCTAAGTTTTGCGATGTAATTGTGCAACGATGGGAAGAATTTACAGGCAAAAAGGCCGTACTTTCGGAGTTAGAAAAGGCTTAATATGCAAGGTATAGAACATATCCCAACCGAAGAAACCAGAAAGTTAGTCCGAAGCCTTAGTGCTGTAGGGATTAAGTATGTAGATATTGCTGGCAAGCTAGACATATCAGACGATACGCTGGTCAAGCATTACAAGAAGGATTTAGAGGATGGCAGGGTAGATGCAAACGCTTCTATCGGGCAAACCCTATTCCAACAAGCTAAGAATGGCAATACGGCTGCTGCTATCTTCTGGCTAAAAACCAGAGCGCAATGGAAAGAAACAAACGCATTAGAAGTATCTGGCGCAGATGGCGCACCTTTAGCGGTGAAATGGCTGAGCGAGTAGTAACGATCCCCTATAAACCTAGAGCGCCTCAGAAGTTAATTCATGAGGCGATGGATGAGCATCGCTTTGTAGTAGGTGTAGCGCATCGAAGGATGGGCAAGACGGTAGCGGCACTAAACCAAATTATTAAGGCTGCTCTTGAAAACAACCAGCAAGCCCCTAGATATGCTTATATAGCCCCGACTTACAGTCAGGCTAAACGAGTGGCATGGGACTACCTTACGCACTTTGTAAGGCCGCTAGATGCGGTGGCAAACATTGCTGAGTTGAGGGTGGACTTCTTAGGCCGCAGGATTCAGCTATACGGTTCAGATAACCCTGACAGTTTGCGTGGACAGTATTTTGATGGGGTAGTGCTAGACGAAATTGGCGATCAAAACCCTAAGATATGGAACGAGATCATTCGGCCTGCTTTAGCGGATAGAAAGGGCTGGTGTTTGTTTATCGGCACACCCAAAGGCAACAATCACTTTAAAGAGCTATTTGATCGAGCCAGCAAAGAGCCAGGATGGACTGCATTGCAGTTTAAATCCAGCGAAACAAAGATTATAGATGTAGAAGAATTAGACGCAGCTCGTAAAGAGATGGGTGATGACAAGTACAACCAAGAATTTGAGTGCAGCTTTAACGCAGCAGTAGAAGGAAGTTACTACGGCAAACTGATAAACGACCTAGAGGAAAAGGGTCGTATGTGCGCTATTGATCGAGATGATCTATGCCGCACTTATGTAGCCTGGGACTTGGGGATGGGCGATTCTACTGCCATGTGGGTAGTGCAAGAAACAGGCCAAGAAAAGCGCATCATGGACTATGTAGAGAATCATGGTCAAGGGCTAGACTGGTATGTAAACTGGCTCAAAGAAAACAACTGGCACAAAGCCGAGCAACTCCTACCACACGATGTGGAAGTGCGAGAACTTGGCACAGGCAAGAGCAGGCTAGAGGTATTGAGAGAGGCAGGGCTTGATGTTAAAGTTCTACCTAGATTATCTGTAGATGACGGCATCCAGTCAGTCAGGCGTTTATTGCCTACTTGCTGGTTTAATATGCCTAAAGTAAAGCAGGGTTTAGATTGCCTCAGAAACTACAGGCGAGAGTATGACGAGAAGCGCAATGTGTTTTACGATAAGCCATTGCACGATTGGGCATCACACGGATCAGACGCATTTAGGTATTTAGCTTTAGGCATGGAGCAAACAAATACATGGGCGCAGCCATTAAAGATTAACGCAAACTGGATAGTTTAAATATGGATGACAACAAGCTAAAAGGTATTCTAGAGTCCGAGATTGATAACTCAATCGGATTTGTAGATACCGAAACAACCGAAGCTCGTAGAAAGGCTCTGACCTACTACAATCGTGAGCCATACGGCAATGAGGTAGAAGGCCGTTCATCCATTGTTACTGGCGAAGTAGCTGAGGTAGTAGATGGTGCGTTGCCACAACTACTGCGCATCTTTACCCAGTCAGACGAGTTATGCCGCTTTGAGCCTAAAGGCCCAGGCGATGAGGAAGGCGCTAAACAAGCTACGGAATACTGCAATCTAGTCTTTTTCCAAGACAATGATGGCGTAATCCTAATGCACAACTGGTTTAAAGACGCTCTGTTGCAAAAGAACGGCATCGTCAAATACTGGTGGGAAGATAGCGCAGATCCTACAAAAGAGAAGTACAAAGACCTGTCGGCAGAGGAGTTCCAACTGTTGTTTTCAGACAACACTATGGAGTTGGTCAGCCAAGACATGAAGGAAGTATCGCCCGAAACGCTAGACCCTATGACTGGGATGCTGATTCCAGCAACTTACTCTTACGATGTAGTGGTAATGAAAAAGAAAGAGTCTGGTCGGGTTAAGATTGCCAATGTGCCGCCAGAGGAGTTCTTGATCTCTAAGCGTGATAAGACGATTAAAGATGCTCGATTTGTAGCGCATCGTCTTAACATGACTCGCTCGGACTTAATTGCTGCTGGCTACGATAAAGACATTGTAGATAACCTGCCTGCATACTCAGACCTGACCTACACGCCTGAGCGCATTGCTCGTTTTGATCGTGGCGAAATGCCGGATGAAACGCAATCCTTAGACTTCTCGATGCAGGATATTGAGGTGTTTGAGTGCTACATTCGCACCGATTACGATGAGGATGGCATTGCTGAGCTTCGTAAGATTACCTATGCTGGCTCAGAGATCCTTGATAACGAAGAAGTAGATCACATTCCTTTTGCTAGTATTTGCCCAATCCCAATGCCCCACAAGTTCTTTGGGCAGAGCTTGGCAGACCGTAGCATGGACATTCAGTTGATTAAGTCTACGATTACTCGTCAGATTTTGGACAATATGTACCTGACCAATATGCCTCGTATGACGGCTATTGATGGTCAAGTAAACATGGATGACCTATTAACCGTTGCTCCTAATGGAGTAGTACGCATGAAGTCGCAAGGCGCAGTACAAGCCTTGACCGTACCAGCTACCGCAGCGCAGTCGTTCCCAATGCTAGAGTATTTAGACTCGGTAATGCAGAAGCGCTCTGGTGTTGCACAGGCGGGTCAAGTGTTAGACCCCAGCATTTTGCAGAACACAACCGCTACCGCTATTGCGGCAATGCAACAGACTGGCGCAGGCCGTATTGAGATGATTGCTCGTATCTTTGCTGATACTGGTGTTAAGGACTTGTTTACAGGGATTTTCCACTTACTCTGCAAGTACCAAGATAAAGAGCGTGTAATTCGTCTGCGTGGCAAGTACATCTCTATTGATCCTAGGGAGTGGTCAAACAACTACGATATGGAAGTTAATGTAGGATTAGGTACTGGCAACAAAGATCAGCAGATGGCTATGGCAGCTATGGTATTGCAGAAGCAAGAGCAGATTTTGCAGACGCAAGGCCCAGCAAACCCATTGGTATCTGTGGCTCAGTATCGGGAAACATTAGGTCGCTTTATTGAGGCAGCAGGGTTTAACGACTCTACCGAGTTCTTTAAAGAGATTACCCCTGAGATGGATCAGATGTTGTCCAATCCTCCTCCACAGCAGCCACAGCAAGACCCAGCAGTAATGGCTTATATGCAACAGGTACAGGCTCAGATTGCAGGCGATCAAGCCAAGATCCAAGCCAAAATTGAAGCAGACCAACTCAAAGCTCAGGCAGATATTCAGTTGGCTAGAGAGAAAGCCATTGCTGAGATCCAGCTAGAGCGTGAGAAGGCTGCGGCACAGT